TACAATTCCAGATCCTCCTGCTCCTCCTGCTGTTCCATTCCATGAAGTTTGAGGAAGTGGACCTGTTTGGCCACCGCCACCACCCCATCCAGAATTAGCTGGACCAGGTGTTTCTGCTAATGGAGCAATAGGATATGGACTATCATAACTCCAAGCGCCTCCTTGTCCTCCTTGTGATCTTACTACTGGACTACCATTAATTTGCGACGTGGCTCCTGTAGCCGATTGTCCACAACTATTAGGTGCTGCTTGCGTAGCTCCTCCACCACCTGATCCAGCAGCAAAATCTCCAGAAGCTCTTGGAGGTCCTCCAGGATTTCCTTGAGGTGGACTTGTAGGTGGTTGATTTCCAACGCCTTGACTTCTTGGAGTTGGTCCAGTTGCTCCCATTCCTCCTCCAGATCCTCCAGGTTGTCCATTTGCTCCCGCTCCACCTGTCCCATCTCCTGATATTCCCCCTCCACCACCAGTTGATGTAATAGTTGAAAAAGTTGAATCATTACCTTTTCCGCCTGGCCCACCACTTCCTGCTCCTCCACCATTTCCAACAGTGATTGGATAACCTTGTACTGATACTGGTAAAGCAGCAACACATGCACCTAAAGGAGATACTGTATAGCAACCCGAAGCAGCACCAGAAGATTCTCGATACCCTCCTGCGCCTCCGCCGCCGGACCCTCTTGAACTTTGAGTTACTCCAAGATTAGAACCTCCACCGCCTCCACCACCAGCTACTACTAAGTAATCCACTGTTTCTGATCCAGCTGCATTACCTACAGCGTTTACTGTAAAAGTTCCAGGGCCTGTAAAAGTATGAATTTTAAAATTACCTGAAGTTGTTTCTGTTCCACCAGATGCACATATAAATGCAGCGGCTACTCCACCTGATCCAAATCCTAAGACTTGGTAACCAAACATTTTACCTTTTCTTCTTTGTATGGTTTTTGTGCTCTTACCTGATGTAAGTTTATTTTTTATATCTCTCATATCTAAATTCCTTATGCGTCGTTAGCCGCATCAGTAGTAAAGAATATTTTAATTCCAAGCACTCTTGCGTCGGCTGAAAAAGTATCTCCACCAGCATCTGCGTCTCTAAATAATTGAAAATATGTTAACTCACCTGCTGCAGGAGATCCCGCAACTGTAAGAGCTCCACTTTCAGATGAAATTTGTTGATCTTCAACTGTTCCTATTCCAGCATCTGTAACATTAATGGCAGTTCCATATGCAACATCAATCGTATCTCCATCTGCACACGCAACGGCTTGTAATCCAAAAATACAATCACCTGTATCTGTAGAACCAGGTGTCCAATATACTTGATAAGTTAAAGTTCCTTCATTCCATGATTTTGGCATAGCTATTGAAAATTGTGCAAATTCATCTGTAGATGCATCAAAATCTAATACTTTCATGTCGGGTCTTGTTGCTGTTGTTTCAACTTGTTGTGCATCTGCTGGGTTTGTTGTTGCCCCATACATAGCAGAGGCAGGAACCCAGATAGTTTCTTTACCTGCAATTTTAACTGCAGATGATCCTGATTTTAGAACTCCAGTTCCTTTTGGATTAATATTAATATCTACGTTTGAGTCATCTCCTGTTGCAGAAAGAGTGGGACCACTTCCTGTAGCTGCGTTAGCTACTGTAAACTCATTAACTGCAGATCCAGTTTCTAAAAATTTTAATAATTCTAAAGTACCATCACCAAGAGCATTTCCATTGACATCTAATTGTCCACCTAATTGTGGAGTCGTATCATCTACAACTGCACCTATAAAAGGTATTTCTTTAATGTCAGGATTTGTGCCATCGTTAGCTGCAGCAAAAACAATTTTATCACCTTTGTTTGTAGTTGCAAAAGTTACAGTTGAACCTGAACCAGAAGCATATTTAAACTCAACAGTAAAAGCTCCTGAAGTTGAATTTCTTAAAAAATAAAAAGTTTGAACATCAATTGGAATAGTTACTATTTGATTTCCAGTGATTGTACCTGTAAACTCAATCATTCTGTGTGCAGCAGTTGCACCTAAAGCTCCATCAGAAATACTTAAAGGAGTTGTTTGCGCTCCACCAGCAATTGACTGCTGACTAAAGCCACCTAAAATTTGTTCAATAAGTTCTAAATTTGTATTAGTTTTTGTTCCCCAAGTTCCAGCGTTTTCACCAGTTGCTTGAAGCTCGATACCTAAATTAGTATAAGTTGATGCCATAATTTTTTCTCCTATGCAGCGTCAGTATATATTGTATTTGATCCTGTTGCAACATCTGTATACGATGAATTTGAGCCAGTGTCAACAGGTTCAAACGCTTGTATTCCAAACCCATTTGATGTTCCAAAAATAGCCACTGAAGCAGTGCTTTGTTGTCCTGTAAGGTCAGTAATAGTATTAATTACATTTGTTATAGAGCCTACATTAATTGTAGCAGATACTCCAGATATACCCATTACGTCTGCAGGGTTCAATGCTCCTGTAGAACTAGTTGATTGTACACCTATTAAATCAACAACTGGATTTGTAGAAATTATTATTTCACCTTCAGATACTGTTGCACTTACACCTGATATACCCATTACATCCGCAGGGTTTAATGTACCTGTAGATGTAGTTGCAGATTGTCCAGTTATACCTACTACGTCAGCGGGAGATAAAGAGCCAACAGATGTAGTTGCTTCTTGTCCTGTAAGTGTTCCTGTAAAATCAACAACAATATCCGGAGAACCTGTTGTAGAATTTGAAAAAACTCCTGTGAGTCCCATTACATCTGCAGGATTTAATGTTCCTGTAGAAGAAGTTGAAGATACTCCTGTTAAAACTATTGCAAAGTCATTAGCTTGTCCCCAAGCTTCTTCACCCCAACCATCATGACCCCAACCAACTTCGTTATAAGCCTCTAATGATCCAACGTTTGATGTAGTTGATAAACCTGTTAAAGTTAAAGTTAAAGAACTATCACCCCAATCTTCAAATCCCCAAGTATCTCTTCCCCAACCTTGTTCAGGAAAAGCTACTACAGTTCCAACATTTGATGTAAGTGAAACACCTGTTAAAGAAACAGTTTCATCTCCAAGATTATCCCAAGCACCATCATTCCAAGATTTAGCACCCCAACCTGTTCTAATAGAATCAGTGGTTCCCCAACGACCTGTGTCCCAGGTTGTGCCGGTTTCATTCCAGGTGTTTGCCATAAGGAAGGCCTCCCTATGCTATACGAACTATTGCGTTGCTTGCGTCTGCGTTTGGAAACTGAATTGTAAAAGTTCCAGTCGTTACAGTTTTGTCTGAACCAAAAGCAATTGCACAAACTGCTTTATTAGATTTTGATGAGTTATAAATTAAACATCCATTTGCAGTAAATGAAGCAGATGTCCAAGAAATATCGTTGAAGTCACAAACTGCAGTTGAAGAATCTAAAACAGGAGTTGTACTTGTTAAGTTTTGACCACCTGCAACGTAAGCAGAACCCGCATCATTTGTAATTTCATTTGTAGCATTATATACAGTTGTTGAAGCTCCTAAAGTTGCTGAACTTGTATAAAGAGCAAGTTTAAATGTATCACCTGTTGATGAAGTGAAATCGTGTGTTGCAACTAAAATTTCTTGTTTGAAACTGTTGCAAATTGCCGAACTAATTGCCATAATAATTTATCTCCTATTTTACGGTGACGGTGAAGGTATTGGAATACGTACAGTACCATCTGTGTAATCGTCCCTCTTACGTCTACCAAGTTGCTCTGCAGCAAACTTCTCAACTTCCTGTTTATACTTATTTTCATATAGTGTCAACATATCAATTGGACCTTTTAAATATCCATATGCTTCCACTAAACATGCATATAGTAAGCCATTTGGAAAATATTGGCTTATATAAGTCGTTGCATTTGAGCCAGATAATCCATCAGGAATAGCCTCATAATGTATCTTAAATTTATATGTAGTATCCGGTGCTGGAGCCAAGAATAATCTTCCTGAAGTGGTGTCTGTTACCCCAGTTGCTCCACCAAACATAGCGTAATATTTTGGCATACCAGTTGATGTCTCTGCTGGTGAATATTCTTGTAAATAAGATTCATCTTTTTTTTCTAACCAAGTATTGTTTCCTGTAGCAACAGAAGTAGAATCATAAACTTGTACGCCTTTTACAAATAAAGTTTTAGCAGGTACATTTATTGTTGTTTGACCAGTAACTAAATTACCAACGGATTGTTTTTTATAAGCATCAATTGGTACATCTCTTAAAATTCTAAACTCTGCATTTTCAATAATTTCATCTGTAACAGTAGAAGTTAAAACATTACTATCTACTTCAGTATAATTTTGAATTGCAGTTGTTAATGTTGTATATGTAAATCCTGCCATTATGGTGTTAATGTTACTGGACCAGCGGTCGCAAACATTCCTCCTGAATTTTCCGTTACAGTTGCGTTGCTTCCACAATTAAAACTATAACTATTTGTATTAATAACTGTTATAACAAATCCTGAAGCATTTTCAAACACTGTATATGCTAATCCTCCTGGACTTCCATCAACATTTCTAAAACAAACTGTACTACCATTACTTCTACCATGACTAGGTTCTGTAACAATTACTGTTGCAGATCCTGAAGTTAAACTAAATGGATCACTAGGTAATAAATTTTCTGTAGCAGGTTCAGTTCTTGCAGGTCTAGCATTCATTAGTCCTTGTGGATCTCCTGTAAATCTAGTCGGTTCTAACTGCGGCTGTTTAGGTTCAAATTCAGATACATGTACAAAAGAACCATTCCATTCTTTAACCATCTCTTGATAAGGAAATGCCATACCTGATCTGTCTGATATTGCTTGTGCGTATTTTCCTCTAGATAGTTTTGCCATATTAAATATTTGGGTAATAAGTTTTTGGTGTTATAAAAGAACTTGAAGAAGAACCATCTTCTTGTAAAGCTCTTTGTAATTCATCTTCATATAATAATTTCATCTGTTGAGTTATTTGTGGATTAAATTTTTGTGATAAATAAAATGCTAATCCAGAAGCCATACAAGGTACAAATCTGTAAGGTACATCAGTTGCATTAGTATAGTCTCCAACATCTTGAATTCTTTTTACGTAATAATAATTAAGATAGTTTCCGGCTTCAGATGTGCCTGGTGTTAAATATAAAGTAATAGTTACTTTATCTATAAATCTTTGTACAAAATATTGAGTTGGTTGACCTGTATCAGACTTATTAGAAAGTGCTTGATAAGTGGATCTATTAATTTTTGTAAGTGGAGTGTCTACGCTAGATGAATTTCTATAAGATGCTTCTAATACATCATCTACACCATATACTGCTGTTGCATCTGAAGTACCATCAGAAGTTGATCTGTACATTGTATATACAGCTTGACCATTAACTAATGTAATTGAATTATTTGCAACTTCCCAATAATGAAGTCCTCTGTTTCCCCATTCTTGAAACATGATATTTAAAGAACGTCTGGCTAATCTTAATTGATTACCAGAAACTCCTTGCATACCAATTCGTTCGTAAGCTTCTTCTATAATTTCATCTATAGAAAAAGTTTTATCGAATGTAGTTGTACCCGAAGTAGTATTAGCCATTTAGCCTCCTACTTGTCTATTAATACAGTTAAGTTCGCTAGTGTTAAAGTTGAACTTTTCATTCCACCTGGAAACAAGATTCCATCTTCAGGCATGTTAAATGAAAAAACATCTCCTGCTGGAACACCTGCAGAAAATAAAGTTGTACTATCAGTGTTATCTTGTAATACAACTGAACCTGCTGTTGTAGCATCAGTTGATTCAATAATAATACCTCTTAATCTTGTTCTTCCAGCAAAAATAACTCCAGTACTTCCAACAGTTTGTCTTATTGCTTTTACATCTGATTTCATATTTTAATCTCCGTTAAATTTATGTGGGCCCGAAGGCCCACAACAAATTATTTATTAGTTACTCTCTGCGCCAGAGTCAGCTACTGTGTAAGTAAATACACCTGTAACAGTTCCAGTACCTGGAGTTGCTCCTGCTGAAGCAGTAACTTCAGTGATTGCAGTAATACCTGCTGGTACTACTAAAGCACCATCTGCTCCCTTAAGAGTTCCTTTAGTTACTGATGCGATTTCATTAAAGAAACCATCTGGGTCAGCTGATGATCCAATATCACAAGTAGAACCTGCACCTGTTGATGCTGCTACTACTGAAAATGCAATTGGAACTGCTCCGATAGGTAATTTAAAAGTATTACCTGCTGTTGCTGATGTACCAATTCTAACTGCTACGTTTGAACCTGCAGCGTTAAAAGAGATTACTTCAGACATTGTTACAACACTTGGTGTTGAGTTACCTTTTCCAGCACCGCCATTTGATCTAACGACACCTTGAAATGTAGTTGTTGCCATAGTTTTATCCTCCTAATTACATTGATATAGTTTTTAGGCTATCGACTATACTCGTCTATATCAATTTATTTTGTATAGTAGTTATTTTATATAATGAAATTAAAAAAAGTGCAAGAAATCCCTATGGAAAACTCTACTTACAGCGATTTGTCAAGTTTTTATTAACCAGCGAAAAGATGTACTTCGTAATCTTTTTCATTGACTTGAACTTTCGCTTCCTGTTCTCTAATGATAGATCTAATTACTCTTTTGATCTCATCACCTAGAACAGACATTTCTGGCGTTATTTGTCCCTTATTTTCAAGAAACAGCTCGTTCCATCTAGATTCGAGTTTCAGTTTCTTCGCGAACAATACCATGTTGTCCTGAGCCATTTGTAACCTCCTCATAGGTTATATAAAAATCACTTCCAGCACCGTGATACTGTAAGTCATTTTGTTCCCATTTTATATCAGATTTTCCTAAGAAGTCAATGATGGGTTTATTTAGCTCATCCGCATTATTTATCTCTTTATAGCTTTCAATTTCAAACTCAGTTTGAAGTTTTTTTGTAAATATTTTAATTAAGTATTTATACATGGTTTTCTCTTTCTATATTCATAATGAGGCGGGATTGTGTCCCGCCTCAAAATTTCTAATTATTATGCACCTGGTGATGCAAAAATACCTCTATAGTCAGATACACCAAATGAGTATCTTTCTCTAGCTTTGTATCTTACATTACCTGTATCAAAGTCACCTTCCATTGCAGTCTTGATAGACGCTCTGTCAAAGTACTTCATACCATTCGGCACGTCAGTGATAATGTAGAACGCATCTGGATCAGTTAAGAAATTGTTCACTCTGTAACCTTGAGGAACCATTCCCATAGAAACGATTGCGTTGATGTCATTATCAGCTGTTCCCACTCTACCTTGAGATTTCATCAATCTCTCAGCTGTGAACTGAAGTTCAGGTGGAACAATCATCTTAACACCTCTTGCAGCAATTTTTAGACCTCTTTCGTCTGTCATTGCAGCAATATCGATTAAAGATTGCTCTAGTGAAGTTTCGTTCAAGTCAGCTGCTGTAGTTAAAGTGTTCGCTACAGTTCCAGCAATAGTTGGGTGTGATACACTAAATAATGCAACACCGTCACCTGATGTGAAAGTACCGAATCCATTAATTAATGGATTTACAGCTTTTACTTGTTTTGTGTTCGCCATAGATCTAGCTAATGCTTTAGTATATCTACTAGCAAGTCTGTCATACAAGTTGTCCTCGATTGCTTCTTCAGTTATTGAGAAGGCAAGAGCCACAGTTTCGTGTGTATATCTTGCAGTGTAAGTCTCTTGAGCATTGTCAAAAGTTACACCTGATCCTTCTGGTTTAACCTGAGCATTCGCGAAACCTGATAACATAACTTCTTCTTCAAACGCTCTGTCTGAAGATTCGCTAGTGTAGATTTCAGCATGCTGATTCTCATAACGTTTATATTCCAAGCCGAATAGGGCATTCAAACCTGGCTCTAGTTCTTTAACTAGTTGTCCTCGTGATATCGCCATAATTTATCCTCCTATTACGTACCAGTTGCTACTGTTAATTCATGTTCAGCTATAACTACAACCCAGTTAACATTAGCAGATGCTACATCGCTATTGTCTGGATCTTTAGAGATTCCCATGATTTTTAATTGTTGAGCAGTAGTGTTTAAAGTAGCATTATTTAACTCTACTTTTGAGATATAGTCAGGTGAAGATCCTGCTGCGTAAACAAGATCTGCAGTTTTACCTACATCAGTTACTGCTGAAGCACCAGCATTGTTTGATTGAATCTCGAACCTTTCGTAAGGGTCGTCAGATACAAAACCAACAATGTCAGTTGCTGTATTACTAGCTGCTAAGTGGTTAGCCCACGTTGGCTTGCTAGTTGAAGCGTCAGTATAAAAAACACCGTTAAGTGATCCTCTCAGATTGCCGCCTGCGCCTGCTACTAATAAGTAGCCGCCTGAAGTTTTCACTGGATCCCATTGATAGATCGCAGATGAACTTGCAGCAATGCTGTACTCGGATAAACCTTGGTTGTCTCTATTCTGACCAACTTTTCCTATTGCTTTCAAACCGAAAGCGGCGTCTTTATTTGCCATAGTTGTGTCCTCCTTATAGACATTTTAGTTTAGTTTATCCTCTGATGGTTTAAGAATTCTTTTAGGATTTCTTTGAGCCACCGAAGGTTACACGAGTCTGTCGATCAATATTGATCGGCATACTTGGATGCTGTTCCTTCATAAGATCGTTGTCTACTGCCTCAACGTTATCTTGACCTTGTTTAACATAATAGTCATGACGTTGTTTTGCGATCTCTTCCGGTACCCTTGCCAGCACAAGTCCACCAACTCCGATCACTCCCTTGTATTTGCCGTCTTCAACAATTGGATAATCCGTATCTGGATATTCATCAGCTCTCACTAATTCGTATCCTGATCTAAGTCTTCCAGCTAAATTTTTAGTATCCTGGAATCCCATAGACTCTACTCTTATCCACCTGTGCTGAAAACCTGTTGGCGCAGGGGGTGCATCTAAAGATGATGGTGGAGTCCAAACTTTTTTTCGAGTTTCTTTTTCTCGAGTCTGACTCGCACGCGAGGTTCTTGTTTCATTTTCGTTACTCATATGCTTATACCTCCTTCGTGATTTTTAGTTGTTTCGCATATTCTTCTAGTGGCACACCTAATTTTTTAGCGATAGCTACCTGTGATGGTGTGAGCCTCACAGTCTTGCGACCAGTATTTGTACTTCGCTTCGCTGAAGCTACTGTTTGTACGGGTTTGGTCGTTTCCCCACTGCTCTTAGTTGTAGCAAATTTATGGGGGAATTCAAGTCTTATTCTCTTATCTATTTCAGAATAATATTCGTCACTAGATGGGTCATAACCTTCCTGTTCAGTCAATTTCTTGTGTAAATCAAACGCAGTATAGGTCATAGCTGTATCTTGACCAAACCATGTGTTTCTACTAGCCCATGATTCAGCTTTAGGATCAGGTGTTCCTTGTGCCGCTGTTTGTCTATTTAAATTGATTTCAGGAGTTTTAACCTCTTTAGCTTGTTTAGATTTAAACTCTTCTTGAGCAATTTTAGTTTCCTCAAGTTTAGCTTTTTTATAACCTAACTCAGAGATTGCAGTTAAAGCTTCTGCTTCTGCTCCAAGATCATTTGCTTCTCTTGCTGCAGCTAGTTTAGCTTGTGCTGCTTGTAGACCAGATACAATAGAATCTTCTGTAGACTTCATGAATCCGGGTTCTAGCTTCGAGATTTTTTGTTCAGCCATTTCTCTTAATTTAATTTGCGCTCTTGCAAATTCTGCAGCTTCATCTTTTTGTCTCTCAGCTTCTCTCCACTTATGAGTTAGTTTAGCTATTCTTCTCTGTACAGATTCACTGTACTGTTCAATTTCTTTATCTTGTTCTTTCTCTAATTCTTTCGGCTCTTCTTTCGCTTCAACTTGTTCAGTTGACGTTTCTTCAGCAGCTGTTTCTACTTCTGTGTTTTCTTCTGGTTGATCGTTTTCTAATTCAACGTCTGCACCAGGACCAGATGTATCAATGTCTACCATTTTACTTTGTTCTACGTCAGGCATAGTTTTCTCCTATGTTAATATTGATGAAGTATATCTTCGGGATTATCAATGGTTGCTAACACTTCATCGTCATTTAGCATTCTTACTTCCCCGCCATCGATCTGGATTCTTGATCCAGCATATCTTGCAAAAATTACCCAGTCGCCTTTTTTACACCAAGGACCTTCAGGAAATTTTTCTTTGTCATAACATTGTGGACCCATCGCAAGAACTAAACCACAAGTAGATCCTACTTGTTGTCTTTCTAAAGTTTCTTGTCCAAGATATAATCCACCTTTAGTTTTTTCCTTCATCTTAAAAGGAAGTACAACTAATCTCCATCCAGTAGGTCTAGGTAATTTGTCGGATTCTTTTGTTTTTAAACGTTCATATCCATCAACTTCTTCTTTGTGGATATCTTCGTATTTATCTAATAGTGCCGTTTTAATTTCGGGTTTGTCCGAAGTCGACGACGTTGCTTTCTCTTTCAGTATCATTTTTTTGCTCCTTTGGTTCTAGCAGGTTAGAGATTTCCTGAGATATTTTTAAATAGGCATGTGCCTGTCCCATCATATACTTATATTTTTCCATATTGTCAATGCCTCCAGCGATCATGGCATCCCCAATATTTTGATAGTTTTCTTTTAAGTATTTTTGGATTTTATTTATTATAGTTAATTCTTCACTTAACATCAGCTATTTTACCTTTATTTTCACCTTTCTTGATTACGTATTTTTGAGTGCCATTCGCACCGGTCTCAACTTCTTTACGAAGGTTTGTAAATAAGTTTTTTTGTTTATCTTTTAGTTCTTTTTCTTTTAGAAAAGATTCTATTGTTTTTGAGTCTCTCATAGCCTTTATCTATAGCACAAAAGAAATTATCTATCAAGTCACAGAGCTTAAACATTATCTTGTCAAACATTAGCAATTCCACTTTCTAAGTGACTTATTAATTCTTGAATTAGGGTCTCTTGCAGTCTTAGCTGAAGTCAATCTTTTCTTCATTCCAGACATTCTCGCGCAAAAGCTCTTTCTACGTTTTGCAGCTTTAGAACCTGCTTTTAATTTTGATGGTTTAGTAGTAACCGCTGTTTTTAATTTTGATCCCGGATTCGCTGCTCTATAAGATGCAACGCCTTTTCGGTTCAGGCCTCCGGATTCAGATTTACCTTCTTTACGTTGCCATGCTGGAGATTTACTTCCTCTAGCTAATTCAACTCTTTGACCATGTGGATAAGGAACTTTATGTTCTAATTGATCATAAATTTTAGGTGATCCTTTTTGAAAATATCTTCTCATTTTTATGATTGTGATTTTTTAATAGCAGCTTCTGTAGGTGCACCTTTAGCACCTTTTTTTCTCATCTTCTCACCACGTTTTCTTTTCATAGCAATATTATACCATAAACCTTTTTTAGCTTTTTTACCTTCTTTAGTTGTATGATATTTAGAAGTTGATCCACCTTTTGAATTTAAAGTTCTTATTACTTTAGCAGGAAAGTCTTTATCCTTTGCATAATCACTTATAGTTTTAACGCCTTCTTTAGGATCAACTATAAATGTTTTTTTAGTTTCGCTAGGACCTTTTTTTACATATTCAAAATTTTTATAAAATTTAGACATTATGAATTTGCTCCTCTTGCTTTTTTGTTCATTCCTTTTTTACATATTCCACCGCCACGTAAATTTACTCTATAGGCTTTATCAGAAGTCATAGATTTTTTTTGCTTATCTTTTTTATACTTATCACTATCAAAAGCAGTTGCTTTAGATTGTATAGTAACAGTATTTTCAGAACCTACTTGACCGTACTTGTCTCCGCCCTTTTTAATACCCATTATGCTATTCCTATTGCCTTCATTCTTTTTGAAGGTTGTTTTTTAGCCATTGTTTTTTTCTTTTTGTTTTTTAACATAGCAAAATCTTTACCAGTGATTTTACCATCTCCATCAACATCAAGTTTTTTCTGACCACCTTTTAAAGTTGGTCCACCTAAATTATAATAGTTTCTCATTATTTTTTACTCCCATTAGTTTTAATTAAATCTGTTGCTTTGATTCCATAAATCGCTGCAACGACACTTACCCAAAGTGAAACTATCCACCAGGGCATTTCCTGAAGCTTTTGAAAATATAAATCTAGTTTAGCTTGTATCTCTTCGTCTTCAGCAAATACGGAATAAAATAAAATAGCCAGAGGGGATGTCAATACTAAAAGTACGAATTCGTCCTTCCAGTCGTTTTTTTGATTTTGAGCAATCTGTCCACTGTACTCAATCTCTCCTCGTTTCATCTTTTCAGCATGCACGATTCGTGCTTCTGACATTATAATTTCAGATTTTTTCTTATTCTTATAAATTTCAGCACCTGTTTTAAACGCCGTGCCTATAAGACTCCACGGAAACATGATGTTAGATCCACTTAGCTTTTTTAGATTTCTCTTTTAGCATTCTTTTAGTTCCTCTTACTTCAACTTCTTCAGGAACTGCGATTGCATTGTAAGCTCTGTTAGCAGATGTTCTTGATCTTGGGTCAATTTCAGTTTTCATTTCTGATTCTGAACTGATCTCTACTATTTTATCTAGTTTTTCCATTTTAACTCCTTGTTTTTGATTTTCCAGCCTCAGATAAAGCAATTGCGATCGCTTGTTTACGCGATTTTACTTTTTTCTTTGACTGACCAATAGGTAATTCACCTCTTTTGAATTCCCTCATGACCTTTTTAACCTTTTTTTCTGATTTTGTCATTTTTTTTCTCATGTTAGTCGTTGCCTCCACGCATTATCTTAACATTTGGCATCATACCGCCTTGATTTTTCATCATAGAGTCAACATTTGGAATAGTTTTACTTAGAATTGTCTTTTCGATAGATGTATCAGCTCTTAATTTTGCTAATTCTTCGTTCTGTTCAAGTTTTTCATCTTGATTTTGTTGATTCATCATCGCTTTCATTCGATCAAGGTCCATTCTGTCCTTAGACTCTTGTTCTTTTCTAGCATTTTCTTGTGCTCGAAGGTCTAATTCTCTTGCTCTTAACTTAGCAATTGGATCATTATCAAATTGTGAAGTAATTTGTTTCTCTTCCTTCATAAATTCTTCCATCATGTCTGCAATCAACTGAGCTTTTCTTGCTTCAACTTTTTGTTGCAACTGCATTAACTGCATTTGTATCTGTTGAGCCATCTGTGGATTCTGTTGCATCATCATTTGCATCTGTTGCATTTGTTGTAACTCTTGAGCAAACTCTAATTCAATTTGTTCTTGAGCCATCAAACTAATATGTTCAAAAATATTTTTCTCTAATGATGCCATGATCATTGGATTGTTTCTTGCCATATTCGTTGCCATAAAATTTAAATGCGCTGTAATATGTGATCGATGATCTTGTCCAGGGAAAGCTTGAAATTGTCTGCCACCTAAAGCATCAATATGTTCTAACGCTGGATCTTTTGGCATTGGTTGTTGTGGTTTGATTAACACTTGGTCAATATCTTTTACACCCAATGCTTCATACATATGTCTATATGCTTGATACATGTTATGCATTTGCGGATTTGAGGTTGCCAGTTGGAGTTCTGTCTGCGCAAGTGAGATACGCTGTGTCTGTGAAAAAATGTTAGGGTCAGCAACTGGCAATATATCTACACGATCATCAAAGTCTGCTTGTTTAATCATTCTTTGACCCCCAACTACATCATAAGGATATTCCTGTGGTAGATATAACTTGAATACTCTAGCTAAAATTTTAAATTCATTTTTAAGAGCTGAGTAAATTCTTTTGTGAATCGCAGACATAGTTCTGCTGCCTCTTTCTAAAAGAGCAACTGTTGTTCCTACTGCTGCTTGTTGATTACCATCACCAACTTGCATATCTGCAATTGATGCAAATCGTTGACCTGCTTGAACAACAATACCCATTAATGAAAGTAATGTTTGACTTGGTTCTTTAAACGGAAGCATCATAAATGAATCTCTTAAATTACCACCAGGAGCATCTACATCTCTGAACTCTCCAGGTTGAATAGACTGTGCATCATCTCTAATTCTAATACCACG